ACCTGCTGCGCGGTTAGCTTCTGGAAGTGACGCTTGATTTGCTTGGTCATGATGTTCTCCTTGAGGTTTCGGGTCAGCGTGACCCGTTTTTAGATTGAAGTGACGCGGGTGTACTGCTCTGCTTGGTCTTCGTATGGCATGACGAACGCGCAGATAGCGGCGTCTTTGAAGTCATACCGCGCCATGTCACCGTAGTTGCCGTTGATTCTGGCAGGCGGTAAGCCCATCTCCCGCCGGACTTTGCGGACTGCGCCCATGAAGCTAGACGCGTGGACTTTGAACCGGTGAACCCAGCAATAGTTGGCTTCGCCGCCGTAGGTGTCGGTGACTTCGACAAAGAAGATGGTTCTCATGATTTTTCCTTTCAGGGTTGAACAGGGCTGGATTGGACAGGAAACGAAACAGCGGCCAGCCCTCCCGCTGTCGCGCTCGGAAAAAACGGGTCAGCGTGACCCGAAATCAAACAACGGCCTTCAGGAACGCACGGCGCTGCGCGGGCGTCAGTGCTTCGAACTTCTTGACCAGTACGTCAACAGGGTCAGCCTTGCCGCTTGATGCGTTGACGCGCTTCTCGCCGCGCAGGGCGAGCATGATGTCGCGCAGTCGGGTCTTCGCCCATTCGTAGTTCTTGTCCTTCGAGTTCAGCATGAGCTTGCCAGTCGCGGATTCGTTGAATGTCGCGCCGGTGTACTCGCAGACTGCGCGGATGAGGTAAGGCCGTTGCGCTTCGGGTGTATCAAGGCCAAGCGCGTGCATTGCGGTGAGAGCATCATCCTGTGCGTCGAGATAACGGCGAACGATGACATTGACTTGCGACTGAGTGTTAGTTGCTTTCATGATTTTGCTCCGTTTAGTTGAGTTGAAATACCGGCAAAGCCCTTGCTCAGCCAGTGATTCCAGTATCTCACACCCCTATTTCTATCGCGTTATTCGCCCTATTTCGGGTCAAAATGACCCTTTTTCGCCGTGGTTTTGGCCGTTTGCGACCCCCACCGTACCCCCACCACCCCAAATTGAAGCAGGGGGAGGGGTCGCCATAGAACACTAATCCCCAGCCATTCCCACAACTTCCGTTATCACCTTGACAAGCTTCATCAGCCCCCACCATTATTATAAAAATGCCAATATAATTGTCTAATCTTAGACAAACACAGACGAAAAAAACCCCGACAGGGGGGTGCCGGGGCGAAGTGACGGTAGCGACCGTCAGGAGAAGCAAACATACAAAGGCGCGACAGCGCCGCTTGCACACTTGCAGAAACGACTATACACTGCGGTCAACGTGGTTTCAAGGGAACCATCGCATGTTGGACCATTTGATACATTTCACCCCAGACGTGGAGCAGGACTCCACGGCTTTTACACGCCTAAACAAAACCGATCCCGTCGATGTAATCGACGCACAGGTACAAACCGCTGATTGGTTAAAGAGTCTAGGTGCCGCAGGTAATGAAGTTGCTACAGAACTGGAAGCAGACGCTGCCAGAAAAGCTTTTGCCACTGTGGTTACAGCACAGCCGAACGAAAACGCCCATCAGGCGCTCGCACAAGTAAAAACACCCGCAGCAGTCCAGCATCTTGTGGGCATGCTAACGGCCTACGACTGGGAATTCATCCACCAAGCCAAAGAGCTGCGTGGGTACACCGTCGCTAAAATCTTGGAAGACACCAATCACCCCACCGCATCGGTGCGGTTAAAGGCGCTGGCCCTTTTGGGCAAGGTGACCGAGATTGGTTTGTTTACCGAGAAGATTGAAGTCAAGAAGACCGAGCTGTCTGACAACGAGTTGGAAGCCCGCATCAAGGAGAAACTTAACAAACTGGCAAAAATCGTAGACATCACGGACATCTCCGATGCCCAGATAAAAGAAATCGACGATGAAACCAGTACTGAGTCCTGAAGAAATACAGGCGCTAAACCGCGTATTGCCTACGCTAAGCGCCCAAGAAAAGGCAGAACTGCTACAGGACTTGGAAGAACGCGCCGCACGGGCGTCAAAGAATATCGGCCAAGACTCCATGCTGGGCTTTGCCTTGCACGTCTATCCGGGGTTCAAGATCGGACCGCATCACCGGAAACTGGCGAAGATTTTTGAAGATGTCATAGCGGGACGTAAAAAAAGAGTAATCATCAACATCGCCCCACGGATGGGTAAATCCGAATTCTCGTCTTATTTGTTCCCGGCTTATTTTCTTGGCAAGTTTCCCAACAAGAAGATCATCATGGGCACCCACACGGCTAGCTTGTCCGAAGACTTTGGACGACGCGTTAGAAACCTAATCGACAGCGATGAATATCAAGACTTGTTTCCCGGGACGCAGATTTCTGATGACCAGAAAGCCGCCGGTAAATGGAGCACTTCAGCCGAAGGCCAGTACTATGCGGCGGGTGTGGGTGGCGCTCTGGCTGGTCGCGGCGCTGACCTATTCGTCATTGATGATCCTCATTCTGAACAAGACGTAAAGTCAAACTCTAGACTTGCGTTTGATACGGCGTGGGCGTGGTTCCAGACGGGTCCCCTACAACGATTGATGCCGGGTGGGGCGATCATAGTAATTATGACAAGATGGTCGCTGTTGGACTTAACAGGCCGACTGATTGACTACCAGACGCGCAACCCCGAGGCAGACCCGTGGGAGATTGTTGAGCTACCGGCGATATTAGAAAAAGAACAAGAAGACGGTACCATCGTCCAGAAAAGCTTGTGGCCGGAGCAGTGGCCGTTGGAAGCGTTGGCAGCGAAGAAGGCCGGGATGGACCCTCGGTTCTGGAACGCCCAGTATATGCAGCAACCCACCTCAGAAGCGGCGGCGATTATTGCCCGCAGGCACTGGCGCATCTGGCCGCACGACGATCCACCCCGGTGTGAGTACATCATCCAGAGCTGGGATACGGCGTACGAGGCCAAGACTTCCGCTGACTTTTCGGCATGCACGACATGGGGCATCTTCTACAACGAGGAAGAGAATGACGCGCCGCAGTTGATACTACTGGACGCGTTTAAAGACCGGATGGCGTTTCCTGAATTAAAACAAGTTGCCCTCAAACACTACAAGGACTGGGAACCCGATGCGTTCATTGTGGAGAAAAAGGCAGCAGGTGCCCCACTTATTCAAGAGCTGCGAGCAATGGGCATCCCCGTCCAAGAGTTCACCCCCAGCCGAGGAAACGACAAACTCGTCCGGGTCAACGCAGTTGCCGATTTGTTTACTTCGGGCAAAGTCTGGGCACCGGACACCCGATGGGCACGAGAAGTGATCGAAGAATTAGCGGCGTTTCCCGTTGGAGAACACGACGACTTCGTGGATACTACGTCGCAAGCATTGCTACGCTTTCGGCAAGGGGGTTTTATTACCCTCGACACAGACGAACAAGACACCCGATATTACGCGCCACGTAAGGCGGCTTACTATTAAGGAAACATCATGGCAATCGACAAAGGCTTATATGCAGCACCGACCGGCTTGCCCGAAGAAGAGGGCGAAGCGATTGAGGTCGAGATCGTTGATCCTGAAGCGGTCAATATCAGCGGGCCGGGGTTTGAGATCGAGCTGGCGAAAGTCGAAGGCGAAGAAGATTTTGGCAGTAACTTGGCAGAAGAGCTGGATGACGGCGCGTTGCAGTCGCTGGCAGAAGACTTGGTAGGAGACATCGATAACGATAAAGGCTCCCGCAAAGAATGGGAGAAGATGTATGTCGAGGGCATCAAACTCTTAGGTCTTCAGATCGAAGAGCGTACAGAGCCTTGGAACGGCGCGTGTGGCGTGTTTCACCCGATGTTGGCTGAAGCGGTGGTGCGCTTCCAGTCTGAGACCATCACCGAGACATTCCCAGCGTCAGGGCCTGTTAGAACCAAAATCATCGGCAAAGAGACGCCACAGGTGATGGAGGCCGCAGCGCGTGTTGAAGAAGACATGAACTACGAGCTGACTGAGGTGATGACCGAGTACCGGCCTGAACACGAAAGAATGCTCTGGAGCCTACCGGCGACCGGCTCGGCGTTTAAGAAGGTGTACTACGACCCGAACCTTGGCCGTCAGGTCAGTATGTTTATACCGGCAGAAGACATCATCCTGCCATACGGCTCGTCTGATCTGGACACATGCTACCGCGTCACTCACGTGATGCGTAAGACCAAGAACGAGATCATGAAGTTGCAGCAAGCAGGCTTCTACCGCGAAGTTGAGCTGGGCGATCCGCAGAAGATCATTGAAGATATTCAGAAAGCCAAAGACAAGGAAACCGGCTTCTCTGATCTAAATGACGAGCGGTACACGTTGTATGAGTGCCACGTTGATCTGTTCCTTGAAGACGATCCATACGCAGACAAAGATGACAAGAACGAGTACACAGAGATCGCGCTGCCGTACGTCGTCACCATAATAAAAGGCACCAACCAGATTCTGTCTGTGCGCAGAAACTGGAACCAAGACGACAAGTTGAAACTAAAACGTCAGCACTTCGTACACTACCAGTACATCCCCGGCTTCGGTGCGTATGGCTTCGGTCTGTTCCATCTGATCGGTGGTTTTGCTAAGAACGCCACATCGCTGATGAGGCAGTTGACCGATGCGGGCACACTGTCTAACTTGCCGGGCGGACTAAAATCCAGAGGCTTGAGAATCAAGGGCGACGACACACCGATCTCTCCCGGTGAGTGGCGTGATGTGGATGTGGCATCAGGCAACATCAGAGACTCCATACTGCCACTGCCCTATAAGGAGCCATCAGCGACACTGTTCCAGTTGATGAACACCATCGTTGAAGAAGGCCGCAGATTCGCTGCAACGGCGGACTTACAGGTCTCGGATATGTCAGCCAACAGCCCGGTGGGTTCGACGCTTGCCATACTTGAGCGCCAGCTTAAAGTCATGACCGCCGTACAGGCGCGTGTACACAACACACTAAAGCGCGAGTTCAAGCTACTAAAGAATTTAATCCGCGACTACACCGAGCCTGACTACGAATATACCCCGGAGTACGGCACCAAGAAAGCTAAGCGCGATGACTACGACCTCGTAGATTTAATTCCCGTTAGCGATCCGAATGCCGCCACGCTGTCTCAGCGCGTTGTTCAGTATCAAGCCGTTCTGCAACTAGCGCAGGGCGCACCACAGATTTACGACATGCCGTTCTTGCACCGTCAGATGCTGGAGGTGTTGGGTATTAAGAACGCAGAGAAGATGGTACCGCTGCCAGACGATCAGAAGCCACGCGATCCTGTGTCAGAAAACATGGCGGTGCTGAAGTTAGACCCGGTCAAAGCGTTTTTCTACCAAGACCATCAAGCCCACATTCAAGTGCACATGGCGGCGATGCAGGACCCCATGATGGCGCAGTTGATCGGACAAAACCCACAAGCGCAACAAATGCAAGCGGCCATGATGGCGCACATTGCAGAACACGTTGGGTTCTTGTACCGCCAGAAGATCGAAGAGCAGATGGGCATCGCACTGCCACCAGAAGACGAGAAGCTGCCACCGCAGTACGAGTTGGCGCTGTCTCAGATGATGGCGCAAGCAGCACAGCAGGTGTTGCAGCAGAACCAAGCAGCAGCAGCGCAACAACAAGCGCAACAGCAGATGCAAGACCCGGTCATCCAGATGCAGATGCAGGAGCTACAGCTTCGTGCCAAAGAGCTGGAGATCAAAGAGAAGCAGATGCAGATCGATGCTGCGGCCAAGACGGACGAACTGGATTTGCGCAAACAAGAAATCGATGGTCGTCAGCAGTTGGAAGCAATGAAAGTTGGCGCGAACATCAAACATCAGCAAGCAACGCTGGAAGCCAAACAAACCGCAGAAGGCGTACGTTTGGGTATCGACACTGCCAAGGCCAAAGAGCAAGCGGATATTCAAAGAAAACAAGCAGCATTGAAGCACATGGCGACATTTAAGCAGGCGGACAAAAAACCAACGGGAGAATAAATGGATCGTGATTTCGCAAGCGTACTGCGCGAGAAGATACGCAATGAGATGAACAATTACGCTGATGACGTGGCAACAGGCGCGTGTCAGGACTTTGCGGCTTATCAAAAACTCTGTGGGGTGATTCAAGGTCTGGCCCTTGCAGAGCGTTTACTACTTGACCTTGTTGAAGCTATCCGCAAAGGAGAAGAAGGCGATGAGTGAGTTAATCCTGCCGAAATACCTGAAAGACCTCATTGAAATTGAGAAAGACGTACAAGAAGAAGCGGTCGATGCTCCGGCAGACGAGAGCAAAGCACGGCAGTTACCCAAGCCACAGGGATGGAAAATCCTATGCGCTGTACCACCATCGGACGATACGTTTGACGATTCAGTAATTGCTAAAGCGTCAATTTCTCAGCGTATCGAGGAACAGACCACAACGGTTCTCTTTGTTGTAGCCGTAGGCCCAGACGCTTACAAAGATACTAACAAGTTTCCCACCGGTCCTTGGTGTAAGGAGGGCGACTTTGTGTTGGTTCGTACGTATTCCGGTACGCGATTCACGATTCACGGACGTGAGTTCCGCATGATTAATGACGATCAGGTGGATGCAACCGTGGAAGACCCGCGTGGCTATGCCCGCGCTTAACAGGAGAAGGCGATGAGTGAGTTCAAAGGCGAGGAATTTAAGTTCCCCGATGATCAGGACACGAGTCAAGAAGCCCAAGTTGCCGAAAAAGTAATTGTTGGGGCGGATGACGATGTCGAAATTGAGATTGTTGACGACACCCCGGATCGGGACAGAGGCCGCAAGCCCTTAGACAAAGAGGTTGCCGATCCCACAGAAGACGAGATTGAGACTTACTCGGACAAAGTACAGGCGCGGATCAAAGAACTAACCCATGCCCGTCACGACGAGCGCCGCCGTAAAGAAGAAGTCTTGCGAGAAAAGCAAGAGATGGAGCGGTTGCTGGAGTACATGTCCGAAGAGAACAAAAAGCTCAAGCAAACCGTCA